CCTTTATTTGCAGCACCAGTTAAACTACTAGGGTTGTTGGTATTGTAGTGGGAAGAACTTAATGATTTATTTAAAATATAATTTTTAACTGAAGAAACATAGATTTTACCATTTACTATTTCATCCATTGACTCACTAAAATTCAATACATAGTTACTTCCACCACCACCCGTAACAGAAGTAATTTTACCAATAACACCAAATTCACTAAAAATATAATCATTTGTGCTAGGAACAATATCTAAAGTTGTTTGGCCTGTATCAAGGCTAGTCATACCAAAAGCGACGGAAAAGGTTGTACCGTTTTTTATGTTAGTTAATTGATTATACGGACTGTTTGTAGAATAAATAATATCATCACTAAATAAAGTGTTTAAATTTATTATAGGAGATAATAGTTTATTAAATCTATCTCTTCCTTGTATTTCAACTATTGTCTGCCCATCCTGTTTTTTATTTTCTATTGATTCAATTTCTCCATTGAATCTTTCAATAAATAATTGATATTCCCCTTTAGCAAAACTCAAACTATTGCTATTATAAGAATTTCCTGTAATGGACAAAGTAAGCATACCTTTAG